CGAACGATTCCCTAATGCTTATGTTGACTACGAAAAGGTAACCGAATGAAGTACCAAATCCTGTACACAAAGGGGCGTGATGTTTGCGCCTGTGATTACATTGAAGCCCGCTCTATCATGCAGGCATGGGACATAGGTACAGCCAAGGCACAACCACATGAACGTGTTCTTGATGTTGTACCTATGACTAATCTTACTCAAGTTCATAAGGAGTTCTGATGCTAACACAACCACAGATCAACAACAGCATAGCTAAATTGTTAATATGGCTAGCTGAATTAAATCCCGATTTGTATAGTTATTGGACCAACGTTCTCTACACAGTTGATAGTAATTTTGTAGAGAAAAGTTGGACCCAAGCTAATCTAAACAAGATTCGAGATGATGTAATGTACAACTGGAAGGAGTTCAACTAATGCGTAAGATCGAACAACAGATGTGCGATGCCATTGCTGATAACAAACCTTGGCGCAGTGGTAACACTGAAGTTACATTAGGTTCTGATGATGTGTCATATGTATTTCTACATGGCAACCTGATTGCCGAGGTAGATGATACTACGGTCACAGTGTATGATGGTGGCTGGCAAACAGTTACCACCAAGTCTCGATTGAATGCTATCTGCTCACGCTTCTGTGTAGCAGGTGAAGGTGTATTCCAACGCAAAGGTTGGTGGTACATCCACAAGCTAGCAGGTATGGCAGGTACATCTAAAGTATTCAACGAGATTCCTTTCACCAACGGTTACATCTTCTCATGACTAAATCTAAAGAATGGTTGTTACTTAATGCAGTCGAATGTTGGCTGCATTACTGTTCAACAACTACACAGTACACGGATGAATACATTCACCTACGTGATGAGTACACCAAAGCAGTGCAGGCATTGAGTGAGGAACAGGAGCACAAGGACGCAGTTGAGCGTAGCGAAACACCTCCTGAAGATGTACAACCTGAGCCTAAACAACCACGCAAACGTACAACAAATGGTTCACACTCACAGCCTTCGTAATTACGAAGTGACCCTACGTTCAGGTGTTTGGTATCTCCTAGCACCCGATTCTGAATCTGCTGCATGGCGGGCTTTAGAGTTGTCCCGTGAACGTAATGATCAACTACTAAATGTTAAACAAAGCGATGAGTGGTAAGCGTTACTATCCAAATAACTATGATATGTACAAGGACGCACCCGATGATGCGTTTGAGCGACATACGTTTGAGGAGATCATGGATTGGAAGGTAACTGGTTGGGAGTTACCTTCGTCTGTATGTTGTATCATTCGTGTACGTGATGCAAAGACCTACAAGGTACAAGAACACGTTTACATGAAAGAAGGAGCTGCACAAAACAAAGTCCAGCAACTTCTACGTACACCTGACATTGAGTTCACTGTTTGTGATCATGCTGCTATCCACCACCTTACTTGCGGAGACTATGAAAATGAAGACTAAAGTGTATTATCGACGCCTTCATGAGTTATGCGATGAACTCATTGGCCACCCTCATCGTGATGAGATTGTCTCACTGATGATGGAACAACTTGCTGACGATACTGATACTGTGGAGACTGCCTATGGCTACACCAGCTGAGATCGACGAACAAGTACAACTTGAGCGTGATCAAATAGCTCAAGGACTCAAGAGATTACACAAGAACACACAGGATCTTGAGGGGAAGAGTTATGCATCAGCTAGTGTATATGGGATTGCCTCTATTGATATGCTCTTGCCTCTTGTGGTTAGACGTATTGAGGAGACTGCACATGATCGCTTAACACGTGGAACTGGTCATCAATTCCAAATTGTTAAGGAGTATGTATCTCAACTTGAACCGTTAGCATCAGCAGCTATTGCATTGAAACTTACTTTCGATAAAGTATTCTCCTTTAAAGAAGGTAGTGATCAACTTACAAGAGTATGTGAGGCTATTGGGCACGCTGTTGAGAATGAGTGCCAGATGCGTTTCTATGAGCGTAAAGCACCTGGCCTGCTGAACGTACTCAAAAAGAAGTATTGGCACTCTTCTAGCGGCACACAGCAGCGTCTCACGAACATCCGCAGACCAATGAATACTGTGGATATAAAATGGGATGCGTGGGGTGCAGCTAACCGTGTCAAATTAGGCGGATGGTTACTTGATTGCATCATTTCTGAATCACATTGGTTTTCCAAAGAAACACGTTATGAAGGACGTAAGCGAGTAAACTACCTTGTTCCTACACCGGAGTTCATGTCAGTCAAGGACAAGGTAATGAGGGATGCAGAGTTGTTTGCTCCTCTTGCTTGGCCTATGTTGATTGAACCTAATGATTGGACTAACGATCGTGCTGGTGGTTACATCCTTAACGAAGTGATGCGTGGGCATGACATGGTGCGACGTGGACATAACAGGTCTATACAGGGAGAAACCCCTATCGAGTTTCTGAACAAGATTCAGAAGGTCGCCTTTACTCTAAATCCTTTTATTGTAAGGGTTGCGGAAGAACTAGATAGATTGGAACGAGCAGTAGGTAAGTTCCTCCCCATTGTCCACCATGAACTACCACCCAAGCCTGTAGATATTGCAGAGAACGAAGAGTCTCGCAAGAAGTACAGACAGGCAGCAGCTCAGACAATGAACTTGAACGCACAAGAGTTCAAGAAATCATGTCGTACAAGGATGACAATGGAGGCAGTGAAAAGGTTCAAGGACGTACCTAAGTTCTACATACCGTGGTCTTTTGACTATAGAGGTAGAGCTTATCCTATTCCTGCCTTTCTTACTCCACAAGACACTGACTTTGGAAAAAGTTTGTTAGTCTTTGCTGAGGGGTCTTACATGACACCTGAAGCAGAAGAATGGTTAGCCTTTCAAGTAGCTACTACATTCGGTCTTGATAAAGCACCGATGAATGAGCGTATTGAATGGACAAGAAATAACCATGAATTGTTCACACTCATAGCCACAGATCCCGTTGGTAACTTACATCTTTGGGAGAATGTTGAGGAACCTTGGCAGTTCCTTGCTGCTATAGAAGAGTATTATCATTGTGTCGTAATTGCCGACAGGCAGTTCACACGTCTTATGGTGGCAACCGACGCTACTTGTTCAGGTCTACAGATCTTGGCAGGATTAGCTAGGGATAAGTCCACTGCACGTCTTGTGAATGTCCTACCTGGTGATCATCCACAAGATGCATACAAGGTAGTAAGTGAAGTAGCTACTCCTCATTGTCCTGAATCTATCCAACCTTACATGGATAGAAAGGTGGTCAAAAGAGTAGTTATGACTGTACCTTATAATGCTAAACCTTACAGCAATCGCGGATACATTCGTGATGCACTTGCTGAGAAAGGTGTAGAGATTAGTAAGGAAGATCTTACTGCTACTGTTAAAGCGGTACGGGATGCTATGAATGTAGTCGTCCCTGGTCCAATGGCTGTTATGTCATGGATTGAGACTGAGGTAGCTAACGCTATCAAGGCTGGTAATGAGTTCTTAGAATGGACAACACCTTCTGGTTTTGTTGTTTATCAAAAGTTAAATAAAAAGGAAGTTGACGTGTTAAATTTACATCTTCTTGGAAGATGTGTAGTGCACGTAGCTGTAGGCGACACTGATGAGGTTGACATTAACCATCACAAGAACGCTACAGCTCCTAACCTTATTCACAGTCTTGATGCTAGCCTGTTACATCTGAGTGTCCCACGCTTTGATGCACCCATAGCTCTCATCCACGACTCCGTGTTATGCAGAGCTACTGACATGTCTTCCCTTTCTTCTATTGTTAGGGAGACATACATGCACCTGTTTGCAGAGCATGATTACCTAGAAGACTTTGCTACTCAAATAGGCGCAGAGTCTGAACCACCGATCATTGGCGATCTTCAACCAGAGTCAGTGATTGAATCCACCTACTTTTTCTGTTAATGGCACAAACCGTACACATCACCCAAGAACCTGTTGTCCTTGAGGGTTACCAAGCTATTCTGAAACCCAGCAAGTTTGGGTATTCGCTTAGCGCATTGATCAATGAGAAGCTTGTTGAAGTTTTGGAGCAAGAGCGCACTGAAATTATCAAGTGGGGTGAATCTAGACTCACGAACCCTAAGCGTTCTACTCTCAAACCTGAGCCTTGGGAAGAGGTGTCTGAAGGTAAGTACAAGGTGAAGTTCTCTTGGAATGAAGAGACTCGTCCTCCTGTGGTAGACACTGAAGGTACACCTATCACCGATGATTCGCTGCCTTTGTACAGTGGATCTAAAGTTAAGTTGGCATTCCGCCAAAAACCCTACATCCTTAAAGATAAGGTCACTTACGGCACCACTCTCAAGCTTGTAGGTATTCAAGTCGTTGCACTCAATAGTTCTGCTGGCGTAGATGCTGGCGACATGGGTGAAACTGAAGTGGCCGCTCTGTTCGGTCAAACCAAAGGGTTCAAATCTAACGATCCTGTTGTCACTCCGTCTGCTGATGTAGCAGAAGATGATGACTTCTGATGTTTAGATCAGGCTTGGAAGAGAAGGTCGCTGATCTTCTCTCCAGCTTGAAAGTTTCCTACGAATACGAATCTCGCAAACTCGCGTACATTCTTGAATGCAATTACCTCCCAGACTTTCTTTTGCCGAATGGTGTCTTTCTAGAAGTGAAGGGACGCCTGACAAGCGAGGATCGCCGCAAGATGATCGCAGTAAAGAAGAGCAATCCCGAATTAGATATTCGCTTCGTCTTTCAAGCACCCTTTAATAAAATCTACAAAGGGTCCAAAACCACCTATGCGAAGTGGTGTGATAAACACGGCTTCCCATGGACTTCATACACTGAAATTCCACTCAAATGGCTAACCTGACTTACGGTACTCCCGAATTTTACGCTGAACAGTTTGCTGACCTTCTAGCTGATGTAGACAACGAAGATCCAGCTATTGCTGAAAATATCCTGAGCGGCTTTTATATCGCTCTGAACGATTGGTTTGATTATCACGAACAACAAGCAAATGCATACGCAGAACTCAGAGTCCGAGTTCGTGAGGCACTTGCCGTGTGACATTTGTGGGTCATCGGATGCAAATTCATTGTACTCCGATGGCCACACTTTTTGTTTCTCATGCAATTCGTACGGTCACACTGAAGAAGTTGTTCACACTCATAAAATGCCCACCAATGTACAATTACGTGGCTCAGCCGAACGGCTGCAGAAAAGACGAATCTCCGAAAAGGTCTGTCAAAGATACAGAATCCACAAAGACGGAGACGTTCTACGCTTCTATTATTTCAGCGAGTCTGGAGTACTTGAAGGTTGTAAAGTAAAAACTAAAGACAAAGTATTCACCTATGAAGGAACAGTTCCTGGAACCCTCTTTGGACAACATTTGTTTCCCTCCCATGGAAAACGAGTCGTTATCACTGAAGGAGAACTCGATGCAGCTTCATGTCAAGAGGCTATGCCGGGGTGGCCGATGGTATCTCTACCTAGCGGTGCCGCAGCGGCCAGGAAGTCGATTCAACGGGCTATCCCCTGGCTCCAGGGTTACGAGGAGATTGTCCTGTTCTTCGACAATGACGAGGCAGGCCGTAAGGCGACGGAGGAAGCAGCAAGCGTACTCCCACCTGGCAAGTGCAAGATTGCATCACTCCCGAATGATTACAAAGATGCGTCAGACGCCCTCGTTGCCAATGACTCTCAAGCGATTCGTGAGGCTATTTGGAATGCAAAACCTTACCGTCCAGACGGGATCGTTGATGGGAAATCGCTCCTAGAACTTGTAACCACACCTACACCACCATCTGATCATGACTACCCGTTCAATGGATTACAGCATAAACTCCACGGGATCAGGTATGGAGAGCTTGTCACAATTACTGCAGGATCTGGTATTGGAAAATCCTCATTCTGTCGTGAACTCGCAACTCATCTGCTTCGCAATGGAGAACGGGTCGGCTATCTGGCACTTGAAGAGTCAAATCGCCGCACAGCTCTCGGACTAATGTCCGCTGCTGTTGGAAAATCACTACACATTGGAGAACATGACCGAGCTACTCTCACCCAAGCGTATCAGGATACTCTTGCTAACTGGAATCTCTTTCTTTTCGACGGCTTTGGTTCTTTTGATCCTGATCTCATCTACAACCGAATTGAGTACCTGGCAACAGGTCTTGATGCGAGGATCATCTTTCTAGATCACCTCTCTATCTTGTTGAGTGGTCTTGATGGCGATGAACGCCGCATGATTGATACCACTATGACCCGCCTACGTTCTCTTGTAGAGCGTACCGGCATTGCAATGTTCCTCGTCTCCCACCTCAGGCGAACATCTAACGATACCAACCATGAGGAAGGAGCACGAGTTACGCTTGGACAGCTGCGCGGAAGTGCAGCAATTGCACAACTTAGTGACGGAGTTATTGCCCTTGAACGGGATCAACAGAGTGCAGGCAAACAGTCTGATACAACTGTTAGAGTCCTCAAGAATCGCTATTCAGGCGAAGTTGGCATCGCGTGTAATCTAAGTTATGATCTATCCACCTGTAAATTCAATGAAACGCAACCCGAACCAGAGTTCGATGCAACCACAGACTTCT